GGTACGCGGCTTGTCTACAACAGTAAGTTCATCGGTAAGCTCGACACCGTTACACGCAAAGGTCTCATTGCTCACGAGGTCATGCACTGTGTCTTCAACCATATGACTCGTCGACAGCAACGTGACGCTAAGCTGTGGAACATCGCCACTGACTACGCTATCAACAACCATCTTATCGACTGTGGTTTTGTGTTACCCGAAGGCGGTCTCGTTGATAAGCAGTACGACAACATGACTGCCGAGGCTATCTACAACAAGCTCGACAAAGACAACCCACCTAAGCAGTGTCCGTGGGGCATGGTCATGGATGCAGGCGCTGGCCAAGTACAATCCGGTAGCAACGCTGCTATGGAGTCCGACTGGCAAGTAGCTGTTACTCAAGCCGCAGAAGTTGCCAAAAATGCAGGTAAGCTCCCAGGTAACATGGAACGCTTCATTCAAGATATCGTCAAGCCCGTTGTCGACTGGCGGACTGTCCTCTGGCCGTTCTGCACGTCTCTCAATCGTGACGACTACAGCTGGCGCAAGCCGAACCGCGCGTACATCAGTGAAGACGAGTATCTACCAAGCATGATCAATGAAGCTGCAGGCGAGATTGCAGTCATCATTGATTCATCTGGCTCTTGTGCTGACTACTGGGAGCAGTTCATGAGCGAGATGTCAGCTATTCATTCAGAGTTACGACCATCTCAAATGACCATTCTCCACGTAGATACACAAGTCGCGCACGTTGACGAAGTTATGCCTGACGATCAGTTTCCAAAGACGCCCATCAAGGGCGGTGGCGGCACTGCGTTCAGCCCAGCCTTTAATTACATCAACGAACACTGTCCAGAAGTAGAAGCAGCTGTGTATCTTACCGACCTCGAGTCACACGACTTCGGTGAACAACCGCCCTACCCTGTGCTATGGGTCTCAACAGAACGTCACGAAGCCCCCTGGGGCCAAACGACGCACATACAACTTGAAGCCGCATAGTTAATTACTTGAACTAATATATTAGTATTGGTACTATTTTGCTCTTACTAGGAGAGTTTAATGAGCATAGATAACGCAACACCTCAAGATTGGGACAAGCTTCGCGAAGCTTGCAAGCTTCGCAGCCAAAAAACAGGTTTAGAGCATTGGCAAACAAACCTCTCAATCTCTGACGGATCAACAGCTAGTTATTACGAGCTTCCACAAGCAGCAAATGAACTCCAAGACCTAATATCTGCAAAAAATATGAACGCTCAAATAGGTGAAATTTTTCGCAGTTGCTACAGGTACGGAGAAGTATCACACAGCGATATGCTTCGTGATGCTAAGAAAATAAAGTACTACGCAGAAGCAGAAATCAGACGTTTAGAACTTAAATGACTACCCCCTTCACTGATGTAGCAGCAGCAGTAGAAGAAGGCCACTTTATCCAACACGAACTCAAGAAGACTTGTTACCTGGTCTGCAACGACGACCGTGAACTGTTTGTAATTACCGACGATCAGTATCGTCGTGACAAATGGAGTGCGCACACAGTCATAGAAATATTCCATCGAGGAGGATGCAATGAAGACAAAAGAGTTTTTCCAAAACCTGTCGAGCCTAGAAGACGACAACATACACCCCGAGTTCCACGTCTATACCGCAGTATGGATGAAGTCGCGGATGCCAGAGGCATATAACGAACTTAAGTCACGTTTCAAATGTATTGAAAATGAAATCATGGCCCAGTACGCCTGTAATGACTCTGATACGGAGCTACCCTTTTAATGTTTGTAACTCTCGACTTCGAAACATACTTCGATACAAAAGTATCACTCACTAAACTAACCACCATGGACTACGTCAGACACGAGAAATTCAAAGTGTGGGGTGTAGGCATCAAGATTGATAATGAAGAGACTGAATGGTACGGCGAAGACGAAGCCGAAGCAGCTATTTTAGCCATAAATTGGCCGGAAACTGTGGCAATCTGCCACAACACACCATTCGATGGTTATATATTAACCAGACACTACGGTGTAATACCAAAGTATTACGTTGATACTGCTGCAATGAACCGCGGGTTGTTCCCAGGGCAGTCAGCGCGTCTTAAAGACTGCGCTGTACGCTGCTTCCCTGATGACGAAACAATGCGCAAAGGCGAAGAACTCGCCGACGCAAAAGGTATTTACGACCTCGATCCAGAACTCGAAGAAGCGATCGCTGGCTACTGCATACAAGATGTCGATCTTACGCACGCTATATTCACACAGCTAGTCAAGCAGATGCCAACATCAGAGATGGACATCATAGATATCACTTGTCGTATGTTCTGTGAACCAAAGCTGATCGTAGACCGCGAACGACTAACCACGTTCCGTGATAAAACAATCGCGGCCAATGAAGCGCTCATCGATGCAGCAGGCGTGTGCCGCAAAGTACTAAGCTCCAATCAACAATTTGCAGAACACATATATAGTATGGGCCTAGTACCGCCGACCAAGGTCAGCCCTACTACAGGCAAAGACATCCCTGCATTGGGTAAGAGTGACAAAGCTTACCAACAAATGCAGAACATGTACCCCCAGTTTCAGCATGTATGGGATGCACGTAAAGCAGTAAAGAGTCGCATCGCGGAGACCAGGGCACAACGCTTCATTGATGCAACACATGACGACGGGACCATCAGCGTGCCGCTTCGTTATTACGCAGCACATACCGGCCGGTTCGGCGGTACTGAAAAAATTAATATGCAAAACATGCCGCGCAACTCTGAGCTGCGCAAAGCGTTGTGCGCACCGCCTGGACAGCTCGTATTCGTTGCCGACTTATCAAACATCGAAGCCCGTATGCTCGCGTGGCTTGCAGACGAAGACGATCTGCTGCAGCAATTCCGCAACGGCGACGACATCTACAGCAACCTTGCATCAGTAATCTACGACCGCCCAATTAACAAGCACGACGACCCAACAGAACGTTTCGTTGGTAAGACAGCTGTGCTCGGTCTCGGATACGGCATGGGCGCAACTAAGTTCCAGACGACATTAGAAGCTGGTGCTATGGGCCCACCCATGACATTCACTACTGACGAAGCCTACAACGTGGTAAATACATACCGCAGTACATACTCAGGTATACCTTTATTATGGAAAAAGTTGGAGCTAAAGCTCGCAAACTCAATCAACCCAACGTATGACGAGACTTGGCACGGCCTTCGTTTTCACCAAGGTAAAATACATCTACCTAACGGTATGGCTCTGCACTACAACAACCTGCGCTTTGAACGCGGCAAGCTCACGTACGACTCTCGTGTTACTGAGTCTACTTGGGGCGGACGCATTGCAGAAAACGTAGTACAAGCGTTATCACGAATCATTGTTACTGATTCAATGCTTCGTATCGAACAAGACACCAACCTCGATGCAGAAGTTGTGCTCACTGTCCACGATGAAATCGTTTTAATTAGCCAAGCTAATAATCCTGATGCTACAATGGACAAACTTATCACCCACATGTGCAAACCACCTGATTGGGCGAAAGACATCCCCCTAGATGCCGAAGGGGGCTACGACGTTAGCTACAGCAAGTGACTTATGCCACGATTAGTACTGACAAGGAAACTTATGGAGAAGGTTGTCATCCACGATGACAACGGCGTTCTGGCGAGAGTAACAGTCTCAAAAGTTGACAGGAATCAAGTCCGCTTAACATTCGAAGCGGATAACAAGATCCGGATTGATCGACAGGAAGTATTCGACAAAAACGCAAATCCTACTAAATAATTATTAGCTATGCTAATATACTTTGCTCTGTAGGAGGAGCCATGCAACTTACTTTTTTGGAAGCCGCTAATGGACAGCGGTTAAGCAAACGTCACTGCCCAAAAACGGGCTTTACCCCATACCCACACGTTAAAAGCGTCTCATCGCACGAACATGACTTGCCAATAGATACAGCTGGCTTGTCAGTACTTGAGCAGCTCATTCGTGAACACGGAAAACAAGGTCACTGCCTGCTTAAAGGTAATCTTAAACGTCCAATACAAAACGAGTCACGAGCAGGCAAAACCGATCGTATCGGTTACTCTAATCTACTCGTACTTGATATTGACGGCATTACGATACCTAGTCACACCAACCCTAAAACATTTACTGACAAAGATGTCAGTACGCTAGCAAAAGCTGTTATGCGCGAGCTACCAGCAGAGGTACAAGACTGCAGCTTCATAGCACAAGCGTCTTCTAGTCTTGGGCTAAAAGGTGACAAAGTATCGCTACATATATTTATTCTGTTAACACACGCTATGCCTGCCAAAGCAGTAAAGCTGTGGCTCCAGAACTGCAACTTTGAGTCGCAGCTGTTCTCGTCACAGCTAGAACTATCTAGTAACGGGCACTCACTAAAGTACCCGTTAGATACCAGCGTAGCTGATAACTCAAAACTGATCTTCATTGCCCCTCCTACCTTTGAAGACGGAACCCACGACCCGTTCGCTACCTCCTCCGAGCGGGTCGTGCGTGTTTCCGGTATTACGGAGACGCTTGACCTCGCAAAACTCATGGGTGACATCAGCCCAGAAGTTGTGCATCAGAAAAGCAACGAGCACAAAAATAAACTGCGTACTCAACGTGGGTTCAAAGCAAAGAAAGAACGCCTAACCATTGCCACCGTCGACAATAAGTCGGAAGAGATTCTAACTAATCCAGACCGCATGTCGATTCACATCACTGACGATACAAACCCTCCGTACATACGGTGTAACGTCAATGGTGGCGACAGCAACGCGTATTACTTTAAGCTCGAAGATCCCACGTACATGTTCAACTTCAAAGGCGAACCTATCTGGTCAATCGAGCAAGCAGACCCCGACTTCTACAAGTCGCTATTTGATGTGTATCAAGAAGAAATGGAAAAAGAAGGCCGCGCTAACTTCCCAGTAGCAATGCGCGACTTTTATACAGACACATACTACAACGGCGTATTCGATCCCAACCTTAATCAGTTCAGCGACGAGTTCCCATTGATGCCTTGCTCATCAGCTAGCATCGAAGGATTCATGAGATCTCATGGTCGAAGCAAGCCTGACTACATACCTGATGCAAGAGTCGTCTTTGACCCAGCGTCAGACGACGCTGCAGTTAACCTGGCAAACGTGCCGTACCACATCAACATGTTCCGCAAGACGGAATACATGCTATCTAAACGTGAGCACGAACCACTCAGCATGGGTGACGCAGCTAAGATCGCAGACTCTTGCCCACTGATCTACAAGTTGATGACTCACATCTTGGGAGGACAGAGCCTCGAGGTTGAGCACTTTACCAACTGGCTGGCATATATTTTCCAGACTAAGCGTAAAGCAATGACCGCCTGGCACGTACCAATGCGAGCATTACAGAACATCGAAGAGCAGTTCAACTTGTACATGCGACAAGCACTGTTCTTAGTAGTTGACGAGTTCCACATGGCGTCAGCTAACTCAGGCACCATGAAGATTGCGGACAAACTCAAGAACGCTATTACAGAAAACACAATGACTATCCGTGCAATGCGTTCTAACCAAGTTGAGATGCCTAACTACACAAACTTCATCTTCCTGACTAACCGAATGGATGCAGTAAAGATTGAAGAAGGCGACCGCCGATACAACATCGCACCTCGCCAAGAGCAGAAGCTCGAGCATGTATATCCAGAAGTTATCGATGGCATCGATGACATAAGCGCTGAGCTACATAAGTTCGCTGCATTACTTCGCAACTACAAAGTAAACAAGCAGCTAGTACGTACACCTATTGCTAACAACGCTAAAGCACAGATGGCTCAAGTAACCATGTCGGTTATGGAAGAGTTCTTCGCAGCCGTACGTCATGGCAACCTTTCGTTCTTCATGGACATACTAGACATAAGCTTAACTAACGTATTACAGGGACAAGAAATCACCACCGCACAACGCTTTGTTAAACAGTGGGTAGCAGAGTCTCAGTGGCCTCATTCAGTAGTACCGCTAGAACATCTACGTGTTGTGTATGGCGTACTAACTGATGACCGCTTGTCTCAACGCGAATTCCAAAAGAAAGCAGCTCGATGCGGCGTAACAAAAGAACGGAAACGTGAACACAATGCGCCACGATCAACGAACGTAGTTCGAGGGGTAGTTATTGAATGGAAACTAGATACAGAACAATTTAACGAAGTCACTAACAAGTACTTCGACGACAAGGATCGCAAGTTACTTGCTGTTAGGTAATGTTATTAGCTATACTAATATAGTAAAGACTATATCTAGGAAAGTTTTATGATCAAGCTAACTCAGGACACGAGACCAGACGACGTAATCGATTTCGAAAAACCAAAGGCACTAGGCGATGTTAGAGCGTGGAGTTACTCAGCACTTAAAGTATATGAAGAGTGCGCTTATCGAACATATATCAGCCGTGTCAAAGGCGTTAAAGAACCTAGTGGACCAGCTGCAGATCGTGGTACGCAGATCCACCAATACGCTGAAGACTATGTTGATGGCACCGCCGGTGAAATGCACGATTCGCTACACAAGTTTAAAGACGAGTTTGAAGAACTACGTGAACTCTATGCACAAGCCAAAGTAGAAAACGAAGGCGAATGGGGTTTCGATCTCGACTGGGCAACAGTCGGCTGGATGCAAAAAGAAACCTGGGCGCGTATCAAACTCGACGCCTTAGTCCAAGAAGACGATACATCCGCTAGAGTCATTGACTACAAGACAGGCAAAAAGTGGGGTAACGAAATATCCCACGGGCAACAAGGCCTGCTCTACGCCATTGGCACCTTCTTCAGATACCCCCACTTACAGTTTGTACAAGTTGAGTTCTGGTATCTCGATAAAGGTGAGACTACCAAAAAGACTTACACGCGTGAGCAAGCAATGGTCTTCGCACCAGGGTTCCACAGACGTGCAGTCAAAATGACAACTGAAACAGAATTTGCTCCAACACCCAGCAAAGACAGCTGCAGATGGTGTCCTCATCGTAAAGGTGACGAACCAGAATGCACCTGGGGTGTGAGCTAACCAGCTACGTTTCCCCCGTAGAAGTAGCAAGCCTTTGCCCACTTCGGTGGGCTTTTTTATTCCCGATCGGAATTCAACTGATCCTCACGAATCATGAACAGAGAATCCCTATGAAAAAACTATTGATACGCTTTGGTTACGCAATCGCAGTAGCCGCTTTATTAACCTTGTTCGCACAGATGATAGCAATTGGCTTGTACGTATTTGTACTAGTTGCTGTTGTATGTACTGTTGCGTACTTCCATCTCAGGACTAACGAATGACTTTACTAGCAGTACTAAACGCAATTGAAATTGCATTCATCGTAATCACGTTACTAGGAGTTTTATATGATTACAGCAGGTCTACTTTCAGCAGCGGGTCTCCTGTTCCTGATATTTAAGTTCGGCGTACGTCGAGCTATTGCATTCGATATCCCTCTTGATATCGCTTGCACCGGCCTCCTCATGTTCCTGTTCGCAGGGACATTTGGCGGCATGATGGCAGCAATGGTCGGCGGTCTTGTCGTATCAGTCACATTGCTTGTAATGAAACGCACCATGACTCGCGAAGAACTCATGCTAGTCAAAACCAAAACATTCCCCTATCGCGCTCTGCGGTGGGTAGAGGTAGACCCATCATGAAAGAAATAAGCGCGAGCCACGAATCACGAACCTATGGCCAACGTATTAGGTTCCAGATTGAATTCATGCACACCATGTTAGCGTCAGGCCGTGAGGTCGAAGCATTAACCGCAATCAACAAAGCACTGGATCTCTGCGACGGGGTACATGAATTGGAGACAAAAGATGACCTATAAAGAGCTACTTACTGGACATATAAAGGAGATGTTTGACGATGCAAATGTACTACAAACGCGATGGGAGCGTAGTCGAATACAAGCTCGTAACCGATCCAAAAGAAGCGACAGTGTGGAGTACACACCGTTTGAAGAAGTCCGAGATCAAGATCATAACCAAGTGCGATCGGACCACAGCAGCTGAATACAGACAAGAGATCCTTGATGACATCCTCAGCATTGAACCTAATCCCAGTAAAAAATCTGCGCCCGCCCAGGACGAGATATCAGAAAGGCGCCAAGCCCGCCAGCCTCAGCATGTTAAAGCGAGGCAAACAAAACAAAAAACTAGGCGATAAAGTCGCCGTCAAGATGTGGAAAGGCATGACCATGTACTCGCTGTCACTAGAAGAACGTGCTACCTGCCCTTCTGACTGTGAGCAATGGGACAACTGCTATGGCGACAACATGCCATTCGCGCATCGGTTTGATCACACTGACCCTAACTTTATAAGCTATCTCGAAGTCCAGTTACGTGCGCTAAACGAAAAACATCCAGAGGGTTTTGTCATTCGACTTCATGTATTAGGGGACTTCTATGACGGGCTTTACATAGTTCAATGGCAATTGTGGCTGAACCAGTACGAAAACTTACGTGTCTTCGGGTACACGCACCACACAGCGGACTCCCAGTTAGGTGGCATGATTAACAACGTTAACCGGATTTACCCGCAGCGCTTTCGTGTTAGATATTCAGATGATTGGGATACAGAATTTAGTGCACACGTTGTCCAATCGAGAGATCTAGAGTACATTGAGCATGGTGTTATCTGTCCAGAGCAGCTCGGTAAAACAGCCAGCTGCACTACCTGCGGTTATTGCTGGTCTAGCGACCAACCAGTTGTTTTTATCGAGCACTAATATTAGTAAGGCTAATACATGAAGTTTACAACCCGTGAGTTACTACAGCTCACACCAAAGAAAGTCAAAGTATCAGGCCACTACGGCTTCGAGGAAGAAAGTAGGCATGCATACTGTAAATGTGAGCCTCAGTACCGCATAGGCGAGTGGCCTAACAACTGCCGTAGCTGCGGAAGAAGAATCCGTATTTGAACCATAATATTAGCTATGCTAATATACTAAACCATCAATGAGTGATGACCTATGTACGAACCATTCGAGCATCAAAAAGTCACGACTGACTTCATAAATAACAACTCACGCTGCCTTATTACATCAGACCCAGGTACTGGCAAGACGCGCTCTGTGCTCGATGCAATCGCGAACCGCGGTACACGAACCTTAGTTCTCGCACCGTTGTCCATCTTAGAAGCCTCATGGGGCGACGACATCGAGAAGTTCCAACCTGATCTAACGTACGCCGTTGCGTACGCCAAGAATCGTGAGAAAGCATTTATTGAATCAAATGCTGACGTTGTCATTACTAATCACGATGCAGTGAAGTGGATCGCTAAAAACTACCACGTCTTGTGTGGCTTTGACACGTTAGTAATCGACGAGTTTACAGCGTTCAAGAACAAAGACAGTCAGCGCAGCAAGGCATGCCGCAAGATTGCGGAAGCGTTTACTCACCGCATTGCTATGTCTGGTACACCAAACAGTAACGGCATCCTTGACGTGTGGCATCCAACGTTAATCGTTGACGACGGTGAACGACTCGGACATCGCTTCTACAGCTTCCGTTCTTCTGTATGTACACCGCGTTTCAATGGCTTCGCTAATGAGTGGGTCCAAAAAGACGACGCAGAAGAAGTAGTAGCTGCTGCACTTAGCGATATCAACATTAGGTACGAATTAACCGAATGTCTCGACATGCCAGAACAAAGTGTACAGACCATGTACGTAACGCTACCCAAGAAAATCATGCAGCAGTACAAGCAGCTCAGTGATGACTCAGTGTTGTACACCGGACAGACAACAATCAATGCAGTACACGCGGGCAGTAAAGTCAAAAAGCTCCTGCAATTATGTACTGGCGCTGTGTACGACGAGCACGGCGAAGTGCAACAAATACACAAAGAGCGATATGACCTAGTGATGCAGCTAGTAGCTGAGCGCGCACAGTCCCTCGTAGCGTTCAACTGGAAGCACGAACAGCGGTACATGGTTGAGCTAGCAGACAAGCTAGGTATCAAGCACGCCACTATTGACGGCAGTACAGCCGCACACAAACGCAAAGAAATTGTAGACAGGTTACAAGCAGGCCAGCTGCAGGTGGTGTTCTGTCACCCCCAATCAGCAGGACACGGTCTCACTATGACTAAAGCCAAAGCAGTCATATGGGCTTCACCTACCTACAACGCAGAACATTATCAGCAGTTCAATCGACGCATATATCGAGCCGGTCAGACTGAAAAGACTGAGGTCATTCAGATAGCAGCACGAAACACCTGGGAACCAGACGTGTACGAAAAGTTGCAAGGCAAAGTCGATCGTATGGACCAGCTACTCGGAATCCTAAACAAACTAAAACAAGCAGCCTAAGAGAAAAAACCAATGAATATTAATGAACTAATCGAATCAAGAGCCAAGGTGAAAGACGCTATTGAAGGTCTCAACCGTGAGCTTAAAGAGTTGAACAATTCCAAAGAGGAATTGGATTACGCACTCTTGACCCAATTGGACGAACAGGGTTTGTCACGTACCGCTAATGGCAAAGCCAGTGTGTCCATTAATCAAACCATCGTACCTGATGTACAGGACTGGGACGCGCTGTATGCGCACATTACAAAGACCCAGGACTTTGCACTGTTACAACGGCGGGTATCGTCGACTGCATACAAAGAGCTTCTGAAACTAAATGAGGCAGTTCCTGGTGTGGAGACCCGTGAAATTCGACGCATTAACTTTCGCTCCCTTTAAACATGAATCATGAAGAGAAAATCATATGAGTAAATCAGCAGCAGTAGCAGTAGCATCAAACAACCTCGTAGCATCAACTGACAAATTACCAGCACACCTCGTAGGTATCGAAGGCGGTCGTGGTAACGAAAACGTTGGTCAAAACGTACAAATCCCACGAGTTAAGCTCTTACAAAAGATGTCTAACGAAGTGGACAAACACCACGCCGCGTATGTCGAAGGTTGTGAGCCAGGACATCTGGTCAACACCCTTACGAACCATAACTACGGCAACGACCTGTACTGCTTGAGTTTGACATTCAAGACTGAGTTCGTTGTATGGCGTTCGCTTGACGCGGGCGGTGGTTACGGTGGCGCATACTCGTCACTAGCAGACGCTCAGGCGTATGTTGATGCACAGGACAAGCCAAGCGAGTACGACATCAACGAGACTCACGCGCACGTCATCCTCGTTAAGAACCCTGAGACAGGTGAGCTAGAACGTTCTCCTGCCATTATGGATTTCGCTAGCTCCAAGCTACGCGTATCCAAAGCATGGAACTCTCAGATCGGTATGAAGGGTGGCGACCGGTTCGCTGGTCTGTGGAAAGTCTCTGGTGTACCTACCGAAAACAAAATGGGCAAAGCATTTATGAATTGCGAAGTCTCGTTTGTAGGTTGGGCTCAAGAAGACGACTACAAGTCTGCAGAAACCCTATACGAGCAGTACGCATAGTAAGTTAGCCCGACCGCTGCACTGGGGGGCCAGTGCAGTCCATGACGGATTGATCCACCGTTGGTCATAACGGATCACTTATTTTTATGAATGAACATAGTTTTGTACGCAGCATACACAACGCTTTGCATCCTGATGTATACAAGTGGAAGATCCACGACACATACACTGGGGGAGTTCCCGACGCGTTTTATTCGGGCCCAGCAAAATCATTATTCGTTGAGTACAAGTATATAAAGACACTACCAAAAAAAGATAACACCGTGCTAAGGCACTCTCTTTCAAAACTTCAAGCTGCGTGGCTAGATAAAGTCAAACATTCAACGCCTGTTGGACTAGTATTAGGCGTGGAAGATACTGCACTTATAATAATTGATAACTTTTCAAATTCTATAAGTAAAATGCAGTACTTAAACATGTGCGTTCCGCGACAGCATGTGGCAGAATGGATTTACAACGTGACCCACGGCGGGGCAGCCTATGAAAGACTCAAAACAAATACCACAATCAGTACATAACCTACGTAAAATTTGGCATCAAAAGCAACAAGAAATGCAATTCACTCAAGTACAGGCCGCTAAAGAGTTAAACTGGTCTCAAGGCGCTATCAGCCATTATTTGAGTCACATTACAGAGCTTGGCGCTCCAGCTATTATTAAGTTCGCTAATTTTCTCGACGTAGACCCTACAGAAATAGACCCTGATATTGAAGACAAGTTACCTTATGTCCAAAGACTTAATCTAACGTTTAAATCTGACGACATGACAAAACCTTTAAAAGACGGTGTATACACTAGAAAGAATGCTGTGTCTTCTTATGTCAGGCTGAGCAAAAATGCTTGCATTGAAAACTCAAGTGCAGGTTTAGTTATTGGCGCACCAGGTATGGATAACATTGCGCAAATTTGCACAGTAGCAAAATACCCAGCAGCTAAAATTTATGCAGTAAGATTAAAGAAAGAAAAGCAACTCCGCTTCTACCACAAATCTGACTTACCGGCTGATACAGCTATCAACAAAAAGTGGGCAGTAGTCTCATTTTTCTGCGTATAACTACGTACTAATACTAAAGTATTAGTACGTTAGCGCTATACGAAATCACATTAATTATGTTTATTATTGCTCACCTTTTTGTTAGTATGAATATTAGTAATTAATGACGTAACTAATATATAAAGGCCCTCTTTCATGGAAATGCAGACTATACTAAGCGACAAATACGGACCATTTATGGACCTAACAGAATTAGCAGGATTATTTAGACTTAAAAAAGAATCGCTATATCAACAAATATACAAGGGCCAACTCGACATTAGTCATGTAAAGCGGGGCAAAAAATATCTTTTCCCCACACACGAAGTATCAAAGTATTTAACTGACAACCTTAATACTTAGCAGCAATATCTTCAGGCTTGAGGTTTATGTAACGAGACAATTGGTCGAGGCTTGTGTGGCCGCTTACCGCGCGCACTTGCTCGACCGTCATTCCCCGCTCAAACATCCTCGATATAGCTTCATGACGCAAGTCATGAAAAGTTAAATCTTTTATTCCCAGTTTAGTAGTCAAACGGGCAAACTTGTCGGAAATCGAAGCGCTGTGCTTCACAGTAAACAAGGTATCGCTCCTGCCAACTACATTCTGTGTACGTAGAACCGCCTCTCTCACGCCCTTTAAAAGGGGTACTTTGCACAGTTTCTTGCCACCTTCAGCTCTCGGGTCCTTCCGTAAAATCTTTATCACACCCTTATCAAAATCAATATCCGACATCTTTAAGGCATGTATTTCACCTTGTCGCATGCCAGACTCTAATGCTATATCGATAGCGTGCCCCACCCAGTGATCTCCCGCCGCGTCCATAAGACGATCATATTCACCAGGTTCCAGTCGCCGGTCTCGCCAGACGCTACTAAGAATAATTTTCTTCTTGATTAGCTCATCTATAGCAATCTGCACTACGTCTTCTCGTGCTTTAATACGTGAGTTATTTACAGCTTGCCTAAAATAATACATCTGTTTCTGTAGCGTGCTCGCGCTCACTTTTGAACGTCGTGCCGCTGCGAATAATAAGACATCTTCTACCGTTAGATCATGTATCGATACGCCTTGGAAATGATCTTCTATCTGCTTTAGTGAAGACAGCTTTGGCCCAGCAACAGGCAGATTAAAACGCTCATAGCTGAGGATAAGCTGCTCAACAATACCGTTAATGAGCACGGACCGCGTTTCGCGAGTATCGATCCACGAACCGTCGTCCATGCTCGTCTCTATGCGTCGCGCCCAGGCTTTCGCTGCTGCGGTAGATGTAAAAGATTTTGACTGTGTTGGGAAGTTCAAGCGTCTAATCTGCACTTGAATCTTTCCCCCACGTTTGCGGATTGTAGCCATACTGCTCTCCTAGCTGTGACAAAATTGTGACACAGCCTGCATCTTGGAGAAAAAACACTTGAATTTCAAGTGCTTATAAATATGGCGGAGAGAGAGGGATTCGGTGCTTGATAAGCTAATAAATCCTTTTATTTCAATAGTTTAACTTCAATTTACTTCACTTTTACATGCTTAACTGCTTGATGCTAAGTTCATGATTTATCTATATATTTTATTTTACATTATTTTTCATTGTGACACTGTCACAATGACAAGTCCTGCTTGGCTATAGCACCCAGTGTTACAAGAATAAAGCCTATTACGTAAAGAATCATGTGCGCCTCTCAGTGGTTGAGGCGCAATTATAAAGATACTTAGGCTATGCATCTAATGCATTAGGTGCATTTGAAATATTAGTAACCGTAATTCCGCTTTTTCTTCTTAGGCGTCTTCTTTTTTGGTTTATCTTGCTGGTTTAAAACACACTGCTTACCTTTACCTTTGTGCATGGTTATCTCCTATGCGTTATTTACTGCCTGAATATTGGTGTAAAGCATCATAAAAATTTGATACAGCACCCCGCTTAAAAGCAGGACTAAGCCGCTTTGCAAAGTCATCCAGAAAGCGTCCTTCCGTTTCCGCGCCCGGGCATAAACAGTCTTCTCGCGCTGGTCTTTAATCCGACGGCGTAGGTCGACCAGTTCTTGATAGCCTTGCGGGCCGTACGAGTACATAAGTAACTCCCGTAGCTCTTTTTCTTGCTGTCTAGCTTTCTTTTGCGCAGCGTAAACATTCATCGCCTCTTCTTCGACAGACTTGCTTGCAACTATCTTTTTGAAAAGCGGCGGATTTTTAGCGTTACGTTCAGCTTCGTTGAGATCGGAGATTGCTCCGTACCACTTGCCAACTTGACCGAGCGTGTCTTCCACGTCTCGCCCCAGTTCAACCATTTTTTTAACGGTATTAAAAGCTGCTGTTGCTGTAGTGATCGCAGTGATCGGGTCCATATTAGCCTCCTGGTTCAGTCGGCCATGACACCTCATCAAGGGAATTAATTGTTGTATGGTTTGCGGGAACGTCCCGTAGTGCTTGTCTGTAGGCTACCCACGCTGCTTTTTCATCGTCCGACAACGGGTTGTCAGCTACTTGAGTCCAGTCACACAGGCTTAGCTTTGCATTTCTATCGCCTCTTAGTTGCTCCATCCAACGGGATCGTACTGCTTCGCGCCTGTCTGCATTTTCAACCCACTCATTGTCTTGCCATACATAAAAATCATTAGGGGCAGGAGCGCGCGTTGCCCACGCTGATCCATCCCAATAATTAGTATGCATATCGAGAACGATAGGTGAATCGAGACACAAAAAACCGTCTTCGGTCGAGCCATGTTCTGGCCATGCATGGTTTGTCCTGTATTGAGAGAGGATGTCTCCGTTTGAGGCTACCCGTAATTTATAATTCATGCGCCTACTCCAAATTCGGCTACTATAAAAGGCAGCTCGGTTACATAACTATCTAGCAGCGAAAACTGTCCGCCTCCATTACTATTCCACACAACAGAAATACTATTGTTACTGTTCCATTGATACTTTGCAGAATAGCGTGGAGTGGGGTAGCCGCCGCCTATCTTTGTAAATCTAGTGCTGTCAATCCGAACCCATCGTTTTGTAGATGAACTGCTAAGGCTGCCCAACGAAAAGGTTGTATTAGAATAGTCGGTGCCCCCGCTCCAAGATTTAGCCAACTTGACCTGAGCAAAACGAGTTCTGGAGTCCATAGTCGTCATTTGAACTAAAGGTCCGTTGGGGGTGTGACGCTCTGTTTGATCAGTCTGGCAAATAATCCCATTTGTTGTTGACCCTGCTAAAAACTTCGGCCTAGTATCTGCAATCGCCCCCCAACCCGCGGCTGTTACAGTTACATATACTTCAAATGTATTAGTAGTACTTCCAGTACTATCGTAAATACTCAAAGGGTTCATCAAGTTACCGCCAACATGCGCCCACCCAAAATAACCTGAGTAACTGCTGCTAAGCGGTCTAACCCACAAAGTATAAAAGTAATTAGGATACTCATAAGTTCTAAACGTGCGGTTAGCCGTACTATTTCTTAAGCTAGTCATGTCCTGATCAAACGGGATGTAATGCGTCGCATTGGAATAATTAACAATGGGAAAGCCGTAACTGTCATAGCCACCAGTAAACGTATGATTGGCTAAGGTTGGACTACCTGTTACCTTGTATTCGTTGCTGCCTATAGTCATAACTTGCCCAGCAGCAGGGAAAGGTGTTGTATCGTAATCAAAGGCTAAGTGATTACTGCCAACCCCATAAAAATTTAGGGTGCCGCCTACCCCAGAAGACCAGCTGTAAGCCGAATAACTTACGTTTTGTTGCTGCCGCGTGTAGCTGCTGCCAATCTGGGTACGGCTGTCACTACCTGTGACCCACTCAGGGATAAGTGGGAAAGCAACGTTGCCTTTGCAAGTAAAGTAATGAGCCGTCATTTCAACGAGGTTATCGCTGTCAAACATTGTGGCCCCGAGGGAGTCGTAAACTTTTATTCCGTAACTCATACTGTTTTACCAATAGTATAAATTTCATATGTATTGGTCACAGCATCAAGATAGGTACATTGCCGATAAGCCCCAAAAAGAGTGGTGCATGAAGAGTTATTCTGAAACTTAATTTTTCCCGCAGAATGAAAAGTAATTACAAAATTTCCAGTCCCCCCAAAACCTATTCCGCCGCCACCTGTGGCTCGGGCAATAATATAATTATCGCGCAAATCCGCTGTACTACTTACCCCAGGCAAATCATAAATATAACTGCTTGGGTAGACCCCGCTTTGCGACGAGCTAGGCTCAAGAGTCAGCGTTAACGAATCAATTTTAATTAATGAACCAACAGGCAGTGAAGAATCCGCAACTAAATCACCGTTGCTAGCCCGTATCGCAAACCCATAACTCATGACGTTAAGTTACCTAGTCTGACTCGCTGAGCACCAGTTGAATCGAAGACTTGTATTTTGTCGTCTTGAAGAACCATGCGCGCGCCCGTAGCAGCGCTCTTTAAGTTAATCTGTGCTCCTGTACCAACAAGATCTAATTTACTTACGTTAAGGCTGCCAGCTCCAATCCGATCCGCGTTTATGGTTCCTGATGTTATTTTGTCGGCAGCGAGCGTACCAATCTTTGCTGACGTAATAGTCGCATCTTTTATCGCAGCCGCTTTAATGTACGTCGTACCGCTGTCAATGAAGAACGGTACGTTGTCCGCTGACGGCGTAGTTGTACCAAGGCCATCAGCTGTGGAGGCAGGGTCAATCACTGCAAACCTATCAGCACGAACAATAAATGCGGACGTTGGCCCTGCGGTCGTAGTCGTGCTGCTTAGACCAAAGCCCGCAATGTGACCGTTGTTATCGATCTTTACTGAATACTGACCTTCAAGATCTTGTATTTCAGTCTTGATGCCTGGGATATCACTAATTGGAGTCGCTAACGACGTAGCTAACTCGCTGCTAGTAATTGCGCCACTCAAAACGCCTAGCTGGAAGTCAACGTCCGCAGCCGTTGTAGCTGCTGTCCCCGAGCTAGAGTTAAAAGGCCCAAAAACTTCAGCTTCTGATACGGCTCGTATCCAATAATAACGCGTCTGAGCGCTGCCAACTGGGTCTGAATATGTAAAGCCTACAACAACTGCTGCAAGAGTAGCGTCGCCAAGCACATCGCTAGTGTGAGACCACACTTCTATTAACGAACCTGTACCAGAAGTAATCGGGGCCCAGTTAAGATTAATTACAGAATAAGCGGCGGTCGCCGTAAGGCTGCCTACTATTGCGGGAGGAGTAAAATCTACTGGTGCAGGGGTTGGGGCTGCTCCAATCGTGGTGCCATTGTCAGTTACAGCGCCCACTGCTTGCTCATTAAACGGGACCCCCTCTTGCAAATTTACTGCAAGCCCCCCCGCTACAAGCTCGCGCAAAGTAACAGCCCGATCAATAGGGTCACCCCTGCGACCGAGACGTATTTCAAGAGCCTCTGCTAAAGCAGTAAGGTACGCGCGCGTTTCCGCATCTACCGACGCCGGTGGACTGGGTATACCAGGGACTTTTGTCGGGGTTGTCATGATTGGCGCACCTCATCAATACCCTGAGCTAAACAGAACTCATTGATGTCAGTCCCCTCTACTTGGATTTCCCACTCTTGCGCAACAATCGCTGGCATCCGCATAACTGGCTCACGCAATGTCCCGTTACTAATGCCACTAGGTACAGTAGTAGCCTGGGTATATGTTGCTCCTGATTTACTAAGTACATAATGAGCAACAAGTGCACCATCGCCGTATACTTTTATAGTCACTGGGTATACATCTGCATGTACTGAGACCCACCCCATTGATACGGGCGTAGGAGTTACAAACTTTTTAGTTTTAAAAGTCAGAGTGTTGAATGCCGTTCCGCCTTGGTACTTTTTAATCTTGTTCCCAACAATAACGTAGAGCTGCCCGTCTTTCGGATTGCGATAGCCACCTCGCACATTTGCGTCAACCGTTAGTGTTGAAATCGCATCACCTTCTCCGCGCGGGTCGTACACGAATCCTCCTGCGCCGTTGCTGTAAAATGCAACATATGTACCTTCATGCCGAAAAGCGCGATAAGTAGTAGGGTTAAAATCTGCGTTCCACTGTTTAACAGATATCTGAGACTTTGTGAGGATAGAACCGGAGGTGTTTTGCACCGCGCAAAGGCCATCAGGACCTGCGTAGATAACGTAGTCCCCCATATCCACTACACTGCGCCGGTTGATACAAGCCTGAGCAAAATCAACACGCATCGCAGTCATAGCTGACGGGTCAGTACCAGTAATAAAATATGGTTGCCCATCAGTTAAAGCCACTACCCCATTCGTTGTAGAAGCGATAGCTACAATGTCTTCTTCAGTGGTGATCCGATATTGGATAGGCCAAGCATGCGGGAGAAACGGTTCGCTCAAACAAAACCGTTTACCTGTAAATCCAGCCATAACACCTTGCGCAAGCGGAATTAAACCTTGCAGCGGGCCATCCGGATACAAATTACTGTTATCATTTGGTGGGCCAATCCAAGTTGAAGACGGGAGTATTTCAGCTAGAAAAGCGGCATCCGTTGTATCGGTGTAAGTTGTTGCGCTGTAAGCAATCTCCGCTAAGAATTGATAGGCAGTCGTGGTGGAACCTGTGTTACTTCTATAGATTCTTTTTACTGCTCCAGAGCCAAAGTTATAGTTCCCACTTGGCAAGTCGCCAGCTGGTAATCCAAGTGCAACGCTTTCTCCCGCTGAAACGGCCATATTCCCTGACGGGTTACTTGGAGGGCCTTCTTCTCCCATTGATGTAACAAGCGTATAAACATACGACACAGTGTTAGGTGTCGCGCCATCTTCTGCGGTCCCGCTTTTAGTTGCAGTAGGCCCATTGCTAGGTGCTGGAACTCCTAACCGGTACGAGTTAACAGGGTATCCGCTAGAGCCAGACACTAACGTGCTGTAAGTGCCGACTCGCGGGTAGTCATCGCCAGTAAAGTACAGGCGGTCAGTAGTGTCACCAGGTATAGGCCCAGGTACTACAGATATGTGTTCGTTTGGCCATTCAAGCCACTGCGTGTCGCGGTAAAAATAAATAGAACGGCGCGTGCTGTTTTGTAGAGTATAAGTGTCACTGTCTTTGTTAGTCGCAACTAACCGCCCAGACTCAAAATCAATGTTGGTCGCTATCTGCCCAAATTGTTCGCCGAGCAAACGCGGCGTAATTGCTGGAGCAATGCCCGAAAACCTGCCTCTTTTAAAATAAACCATCGTAACCTCTTTAGGTTATGTTGTATCGAGCGTATGCCTTCACTGGGCCGTACTCCAAAGTGTTTTTGTTAAACACAAAGCCCCAGCACCATACAACGTCACAGTCTGTGTGCGTGGTTGCGGGTAATGGATACGACAATCCTTTTTCAGCGCAAAACTCTCTGATTAATTTAGGCGTTGCGCATGCGTAGAAATCTACCCATTCGCTTTCTGTGCCATCTTGGTTGTGGATGGCGGCATAGAAGTTTCGAGGGTTAGTAGGTAGCTCTGGAGTTTCCCCTTCGTAGTTACGAAACACCACTTTCAACATTACCTGCTCACTGTCTAAGTCAAACTTTAACCCGTACCATTCAAGCAGATTGCTATTAAGGTAAGAGGTGTTAAAACTTAGCAACAAAGACTCAGAAGGCTTTTCACCAAAGTTATAAAAGCTAATACCAGAGTTAGAATATGGCTCTCTGTATGCGGTATAGCGGCCTACAATGTTATGGTTGTGTCTGTCCCAATCTTCGTAGTCAGGGAATACAGCTTGCAACTCTTGTATTAACGCCTGTGCTTCGGGTAGTCCCGTAGAATAATCCTGCCGCACAATAACCTTGTCGCAATAAACATCATCCCTGCTTTGCGATCCGTGAAAGTTGTCTAAAGCGGCTTGCAAAAGAGCATTGTCAAGCAGAAGCTGTATTTCTTCTTCACTGCTTGAACCCTTCGGCACTTCAATATATGTGCTACCTCTAGTTAAAGCGGCATGCGTAACCGCTGAATCTTCAAGGTCTGTTTTATCAACGTATTCTCTGTTCATGTGAAGGTCACCACTTTCGTTGCATTCACTGTCGTACCAAACGGGTTGCTCGATGTTGTCCAACTCCAAGATGTCGCCCCAATACTTGCGTTATCAATGTTGGAAAAAGTTGCACTAGATCGAGTAAAGTTTACGCCAGCAACATTCATAGTTGTCCAGCCGCTGTTAGCAACCGTAGTAGTTAAACTTCTCAATGAGAAAACTACCGAACCAGTGCCAGAGGTTGGTATGCTGTACCAGAGTCCCCTAATATACATATTGCTTTTAGGGTTAAATGTGCCGTCAGACATACTGCCGATATCTCTATTGCCAGTTGTACCTAACCCTGACGTAAATGAGCCGTAACCAGAATTAACATATAGCTGTGCAGCCCGAAAACCGACAGTCACTGTTTGCGTGTCTAGTGCGGCAGACTTGCCACGGAACGTACTCATACTAATAGCACCAGAGGTGTCGTTAGCCAGAGCGCGTAATGCAGATTCGCCCAGCGAGGACGTTGCCGTTGCACTTCTGCCCAGTTCTAAGTTGATAGACCTGTTAGCAGTTGTGCCTCCGATTGAGATTGATCCTGACGTTGCCAGAGTCATTAAGCGTTGCCCTTCAGTTCTTCAACCTCTGCCTTGAGTTCTTTGATGGACTCCACTAGCAAGGCAATTACTGCGTTGTAATCTACGGTCTTAGTACCGTCCTCTGCCTCAGAGACAGCTTCAGGTAGCACAACCTCAACCTCTTGAGCAATGACACCTGCGTAGCGTCTCTCAGGGTCTTTGTCGAGTAGGTCATTACGCTGATAAGTGTTACCACTAAGTGTGCCTACTTTCTCTAATGCACCTTCGATTGGTTGGATATCATCCTTCAATCGTCTGTCAGAATAAGCAGTGACGTTACCTGTCGCTGTGAATGATCCGTTGTCATTAAACGTATAGCGAATTGTAGTCCCATCACGAATATAAAAGTTATTACCTCCTGAATTTAAATCTAAGTAAAAGTGACTACCGTTAAAGAAAAACTCTACATCATCTGCACTTCCAAAGCGTAGAATATCATTATCTGCAAGATCAATAGCTGTACGAACATTAAGCGTTCCAGCAATTGTAACAGCAGTGTTATTAACTTCTAAACGCTCTGATCCACCAGTAACTACACGCCACTGATTATCCGCGTGAAACTGCATGTAGGTATCTGCGTCACCTTCGTGGAAAATCTGATCAACACCAACGATGTCGTTGTTGTTCATGTCTAGCTGAGAGTTAGCACTCCTGCGCATGAACGTAGCCTCGTGAACACCATCAACAGTGTCTGCATCTAACCCAGAGCCAGAGCCATCGTTTCCCGAATCCCAAACTTGTCTCCAACCCTGTGCGGTATTATTAGAGATTAACTGAGTAAATATAGAACCTGCGCCACTACCAGTCATACGCATAGCGAGGGTGTTACTGTAGTAACTATATGGGTTGCCGTGACCCATTCTTATTGTGTTATGCCAGTCAGTATTAGGTGCTAGTTTCGTGTCTGACTGCGAATCCGCTTGTTGATACTCTAAAACACTACTGGGTGAACCTGTTGTTGCAAAAGAACTTCCAGTTACTCTATCTGACTCACTCACAGATAAAGCACTGGGTTCTAAACCATCAATAGTATCTGCATCTAACCCAGAGCCTGTACCATCTACTGTTTTAATCTTTGTTAAAACGTCTGCCGCTGTGTAAGCAGAGGCGTTTAACTTTGCATTAGTGTCAGTTAGCTGAAACTCTGTACCTGTCAGCGTTATGCCAGTGCCAGCGGTGTAAGTAGTGCCAGCACCTGTAATTGTGAAGTTAGGGTATGTACCTGTAATTGTGGTAGTACCTGCACCTGTTAGTGCGACAGTTTGGTCAGGTGCTGTGTTTGCAAACTCAGTGCCTGTTAGCGACAGACCAGAACCTGCGGTATAGGTCGTATCTGTGTCCGTATCAGCTTGCGTCGCAACATCGTTGAGTCCACCGGCTGTTAGGCGATTTTCTGCTTTATCGCCAGACGCAAATGCCCTGGCAGTCGTGCTTTCTTGACCGCGAGTGACAGTCAGCGTGTTAGAACTTACCGCCGTAACTTTTATGATCTCTATATTTTGACTAGCATCTTCCAGTGTTACGTAAAAGTATTCACTGCCAGAAATAGACGGGAATACAGAGCCGTCCGCTACCGTAATTGATGTAGCGGAGCTGGTGACAGCCGACGACAACGTCGTCTTGGCGTTGTTCGAAAACTTAACGGACATCTAAAACCTCTCTTAGGAAGCGGTAATAGTCCAGGTAATGGTCATCGCATCAGATGCGCCTTTGTTAACCACGCTGAACACGGTACGGCACAACATAGTGCCGCTCGACGAAGCGTTTAATATTCCAGCTTCAGTCAAAGCACCTGTCCCAGTTCCTGATGGGTAAGTAGCTACATAAGTAATTTCGTTGTTGTTGACAGTAGTGCTAGTCAACGCAACTCGAGCTGCTTCAGAACCAAGAGCAGAGTCGCCAGCTGCAGCGGCGGTAGAGCCCGTACCAACAGCCATGTGACTCATTGCGCCTTCGGTGGTGTCTTTCATCCGAGATGCAACGTAGTTTTTTCCTGTGGTGACGACGAGGTTCGGGATTTCTTGAACCACTTCATCGTTAATAGCGACACTAACGTGGCCGACTAATTTGAATCCTGAGTTGAACATGTCAAAAACCTCTAAGAGTTAAGTGTGAAAGTGTTAAGTGCCGAGCTGTTCAGCACGGCTGAGTTTGAGCTAATTAAATTAATTACAACGTTATCTGACAACGTTACTAAGTCACTCGCAGGTAAATCGACCGAAAATGAAAAACTGTCAGTAAGCGAGGTACTGTCAGCAAACGGCTTTTCGACTGCGAATGTCTGTGTATCCGTAAAGCCAAATACGTTCGTCTTGGCGGCGCTGGTGTCTTTAGTAAACGCATCGACAGTCGCTGCATCACCAAGCGTGAATGCATCTGTGAACGCTCTGCTAAAGGTAGCTACCCGACTAAACGTATCGTTCATCGATAAGCTATCAGCCGCTGGTTTGCTCAGTGCCAGAGCGGCGGATTCCAAAATAGAAACTGAGTCGGCCTTGGCTACATCGAGCGCAAACGCCGTTACTTCACTGAACGACAACGTCTCTGCTACGCCTTTATCAACGGCCAGCACACTTACGTCTGCTAACGTGTATGCATCCGAGAAATCCCGTTCAATAATCAGCAAAATGTCTACTACTTCGCTAAACGAAAGCTGATCCGCTATGCCTTTCGTGACATCAAATATCTGCTGATCGCTAAACCCAAATGAATCTAGTGTCACCTTTTGAGGGTGCAGTGACGCCTGCTCAGAAAGAGAGAAAGCCTCATCACGGAAGTATCTGTTCTTCGTGTCAGGGTCTAAAACAACTTCTGTAGCTTGCGCTTCTACCCAAGTGATCGACCCGTTTACAAGCTGGTATGCTGTTTCCGCTTCGATCTGTACGACAGAAACGTCGGCGCTAGGCTCCAGAAACGTAATGTCGACCTTGTCCGCCATCAGTCAAAGTCGCTCCGTACTTTGAACTTGATCAGGTCATACACGGTCTGAATGCCGCCGCTTGAAAAAGTGATCTCCAGTTCACCCTCGAACGTTCCAGCGGTGTCTAAAGTGCCAGCTGGGAAATCAGTAATAACTTTGCCATTTATGCCATCAGATACAGTGCACGTAAGTGTAGATTTCACAGTAGTGCTACCTAATTCTCTGAGCCGTAACTTGACTGAGGCACCTGTAACATCGATAGGAGCCCAGGTTGTACTGTCGTTGCTATCGAGCGTTTTGCCTGACGCGGCGGTTTGGCTGTCTCTCAACGTGAAAGTCAGCTCTGGTAGCGTGTCGCCTGTAACTAATTTTAATGTCTGTAAATACGCCATTTAGTCTACCTATAGGTTTGTTGATTATATTAGCGTAGCTAATAAATGTATACCTTTAATAGCACCAGAGGACCGGCGTGGTCTTTCTGATATCTACATGTACGAAGCCCTTTGCGACACCAACAGACATTCCCATCGCTAATGCATGGGCCACAATTGCGCGCCGTTGAGCGCCACCTTGTACTGCGACATCTGCGGCAATACCCTGTGCATGGGTGCCTGGTTCTGCTTTTCGCTTCTCAACGCTGTGCTTTTTACTTCTAAAACCGCTCGTGAATAAAATCTTCTTGCATTTCATTCTCGCCAGTCTCTTGGCAGTCGAAATCTTCTATCTTGAAGTACTTAAAGTCTGTCATTGCTATTCTCTAAATAAGTAAAAAACGAAGCCGAGCAATGCCGCCCATATAGATGCTACAAGTCCTTGGCCAACCTTCACGACCTGACTATTGGTAGCTACTTGCTCAGCAACTTCTTCGAGCTTCTTTTCACCTTCATCGAGGCGGAACTCGTGGCGTTTAAGGCGCGCATCTGTACCAACCAGCTTCTCTTCGATTCGTGCGATATGAGTCAGCACCTCGGTCAGTTTGTCTATCTTCAGTTCAAGACGATCAAACCGTCGGTTGGTTTCTGGGTCGGTCATTTGCGCATTCCCATAAGTTTTGATGCGCCCTTGATTCCAAAGGAACTCGAGATCGCAATAAATAGTAAGTACTGATACCACTCAGGCAGATCGTTCAGCGTTGAGAATGCTTGCCGCACACGATCTACAACTGTCATGTCGTTAGCTATGATTGCGTAGCCAACCATGAATATTGGTACAGCTAATATTATAGTCCAAAACTCATCTTTCCACGAGCTGCCAGAGGCATCTGCCATCTTTGCTTCCCAGTCTGCGTCGTTCTGGATAACGTTCATTTTGGCTTCGTGCTTAGCCTGTTTTTCTGCGGCTTTGTTAGCCAGAAACGTTTTGCCAATATCGGCCACTGGGCCAAGTAATGCTGTGAATATGCTCATAGGACGGTCCTCGCTACAGCGCCGATACCCAAAAGAATACCGGCCTGATCCTGGGGTGAGTTCATACGAGTGTACGCGCCGTCTATGGGCCCATCTCGTAGTATTTTGTCGGCGAGTTCAGCGGTCGGGCCGAGCAAAGTCGCTAGAGCTGAACCGCCCCAGTCGCCTGATCGTTGGGCCATAGTCAACATACCGATCGGGCCGTCTAACCCTGCCCTGCTGAACAGTTCTCCGAAGTATGTACCATAGTCCATGCTGTCAGATTTTAAGTATCTCAAGCTCCCGTCAATACCTGGGAGCGCGTACGACAGTCCGACTTTGGCGTATTCTCTAAGCTCAAGTCCCAAAGCTGCCAACGGCATAAATGCTGCCATAGTCAGAATCAGTATCGGCCCCATAGCAGCGGCAATTGAATCGCCTTCTTGGAAGCGGGTTCTGCCTTCGCGGAGTACACCTTCTAAAATTACTTTGTTGAATGCATATATAAATGACTTCAGCTGCCAGACAAGCGCAAAGCGCGGATCAGATGCCCATATTGGACGTTCTGCGGCGTTGGGTCTTAGCACTGAGCTTTCAACAAACCTAGTAAGCGCTGCCTTTACCGCTTGCCCTTCTTCGTTGGCAAATGTTTGATCACCATCGTTCCATGCGCGCACTTGTTCTGCTGTAACCCCAAGTTGCTCCAAATACCGAGCAGAGCGTTCAGTGGGATGATATGCATGCTCAATCAAAAACTGTCTGCCCATACCCGTGGAAAACTCTCGAGATATGGTGGTTAGCGCCTGCAAGCCTGTCCACTTGAAGAACGTGTCAGTTGCAACGCGTGCGGTAGGATCTAGCATGTCGCTATCAGCCTGAGACATCCATGCGTTAGCTGCCGCTTCTGGCATCACTACACCGATATCATTAGCTAGGCGTTTGGCAGCCTCCCTGTCTTGAACCTGATTGACGATCTCTTTAAACGCCATGCCAATACCTTTGAACTCTTTAGTCTGAACGATAGACCCCGCAAAATCAGGCAGTGACGCAAGCGTCGCAAAGGGCAATAGAGTTACCAGATTCATTGTCGCAAGATAGCTATTGGTCTTACGCCAGAAAGGCGACAGGTGCGTTACGTTACCGAGGTATGAGTTGATAACCGATTCAGCTGTCTCTTTTTCTTCCGCAGTAAGTTCTGCAAGCAGGGGCTGCAGTTTGTCTTTACCGTCTGCGTCTTTTGTCGCCCTATTCCACTCTACGCGTTTTGTGATGTTGTCTACGTATTTCATCAACGCGACTTCTGGGTCCATCAAGAATAGCGAATCACGCAACAATGATCGATCAACGTTCTTGGTAAGTTCGAGGGTGGCTTCTACAACTGCCCCAGGATCTAAAATATCTGCATCGTCAGGCTTACCACCTTCATCTACAGTGCCCTGGTACTTAACTAGTTTATTAACTGTCTTTTTCAGAGACTTCATATCAGTCTCTACGCCCGCGCGCTTATTAGCGTCGACAATCAGTTGGATAAACGCATCGGGGTCAGCTGCGATTTCCGCCAGCTCAAGAAGAACAGGGAAATAATCATTACGAAAACCAATGTCAGAGTTTGATGGGGCTACATATTCTTGGTGCATACGCTGAAGATAGTTGCGTATCGCCACTGCCTTCGGATTCTTTAACTCGCTGGTAGGCGTACTACCTTGAGCTTCTTGCAAAGCATCCTGTACGTCTTCGGTAGTCCAGTCTGCACCTATTGTCTCAAACAACCCTGCGCGCCACTTGTCTCGTGCTAGCTGGCGAGCTTGAGTAAACCCAAGACCCGCAGAGGTGTTTGACTTCATGTAGAACATGTCGGCGATCTCGTCCCCAGCCACCATGCGCATCATGCCATCGGCTGTTCGGATCACGCCGAGTATCTGAGTAGCCCACGGGTTCTTGGCCAAAAAGTCGCGTTGCATGCTTTCCAACATGCGTCTGAACTGCGCTTCGCGGGCCGCGGCTCCTGTCTGAATGTTGATCTCACGCTTGATAGCTTGCACAACAGCTTTCTGCTCAAACGACGGTTCGTCCGGCTCTGGCATGCTATCGCTTGGTGGTGGAGGCGTATTACCCGCTCCGCCTTGATCAGCTTCGGCTTGAGAATCTTTCGGTGCGAAATTCTTTGCAGCTTGGTCGCGGCGCTGTTGCAACAGTTGTTCGGCTTGTGCGTCTTGATCTGCTTTTCCCTGGCGCTGTTCAGCAGTGGGCTGTGCCGCACCCATAGCTGATGCAGACCCAACTTTTTTACCTGCGTCGTCAAAGATCGGACTGGCTACTACCTCACGTGTACCTTCACGGGTCTCCATCACCGAGTTCATGTAAGTCTCGAACTCAGGCGCTACAGTGTTTGTACGCTTGAATATGGCGCTATTCTTCATGTCGCGCCACAGCTGCTTAAAGCGGTTAGCAACACGTTTGAAGTGACTATCGACAGCGTTCTTTGCGCCGCGCTTATCTTTAGTCATGTCCTTCTTGATCCAAGCGGCGATCTGATCAGCGTACCATTCTTCGAACCCGCGTCCGACTTTAAGCTCGTTGTCATACTGCGCGCTTTTCTTGCGATCCCTGCCGTAACGTTCGAGCAGTCGTGGGAGCAATTGCTTATTTAGTAACGTGCTATCTAATTCTTCGCGGAAGATCGCATGCCCTATCTCGTGTGCCGCAGCCATAGCTTGCGCAGCTTCGTTAGTAATGTGGAGATCGTTTACCATTACCACGCCACCGCCTTCGAAACCTTTGAAGAACCCTTTGCGATTAGGTTTACCGAATGAATCTACAAAATGATTTGCCAGTTGCTCTGCAACAAGTGACGAAGTAGTCATCGGACCGAGCGCATCATATGCAGCGCGTCTAACAGCGGTGTGCCCTAGAACAGCGTCACTTTTAACCTTGCGCACTTGTGCGGCATAGGCTTTACCGAACAAGCCGTTTTTTTCAGCTTTGCGGATAAATGCGCCAACTGCCTTTTTGTCAGTCAGATCCAGTGTTTCCAACGCTTTCATGGCTATCATGCCATTAGCAGTTTTTTGTTGCTTTTCAGAAATCAGGGACGCGATCTGCTGTCGGGTAGCAGCCTGGAAGCCTTTGAGCCCTATTACTGCGATAGGTGTTTTGAGTTTTATCTTGCGAGATAAGCGCCTAGTCAACGCGCTGACTGTGTCGCTTATACCTTCGAACGGGAACGTTATCGCACCTACTAAATCCACCTGTGGTTTAGGGCTGCTTGGGCCAGTGCTTGGTGCGCGACCCAGCGGCCTGTTCTGAGTGCTGTTTACATTGCGCTCATCTTCGATGTTCATTGTGGTGAGAGGGATGCCGTCTTCAGTGCGGGCGCTCTCTTCAGTCATTTGTATGGTATCAACAGGAATACTTGTTTCCTGTCGATAGTCTGCAGCTTCTTCGCGCGTCATACGACGGGGTTCGACAAAGTAAGTTTCTCCTCGTATCCATTCTTTCTTACCGTTGTCCCAACCGACTATTGGTCCTTTGCCTTCAGTCAAGCCTGGGGCATAGTCGATCACAGTGACACGTCTTATGTTGTCTCTGACCGCCTGCACATTATCTTCGCCTTTTTTGGTAAGAAGACGAGTTATCTGCATAAGGTGTGCGCGAGCAAGAGGAGCGTTTTCACTTTCTTGTCGTCCGACGCCCGCACGACCTGCTTCTAGAGGTGTAGGGTCGGGGTTGTTTTCGCGCTCATCAAATAAATCAAATGGCCCTTGGTTAGGGGTCAGATCGCGTCGTTCTGTTGGCTTTTCTACATCAGGTAGCTCATATCGCCCGTCCGCAACAAGACGCTCACCCATAGCAATAAGCTCTTCTTCGGGAAGAGCTTTGATCATCTCAATAAGCTGGGTAGGTTTTTCGTCGCCAGTTATACCTTGCGCAACTCCAGCCGCCTCTACTTCGCCCGCTGTTTCTACGCGGCGTACTTCATTGCCAAAGTCGTCCATGTTGGCGACAACTTTTTGTTGCTGCCGCACAGGTGGCCTACCCTCTCTTTCATCGACTTCAATAAGATCTTCTTCAGTAAGCTCGTTTACTTTTAGATCAGCGCGCTCTTGTGGAGTCAGCTGGCTGATAACGAAATCTAAATCTTGCTTGGCGAGCTTCTCAATCTGCTTGATATATGCTGTATACAAAGCCTCTGTCTTTACTTTGGGGTCTCGGATCTTTCGAATATTACTTTCATCGACCTCAATGACTTGAGCTCTGCGCAGCTTTCGGCCTAGCTTGATGACAAATATCTGGCCTTGGCGTTTAAGATTCTGAATGAACTGCTTGGGTCGTTGATCAGGTTTGCCAGGGATGTAGCTCTTTAGCAGCGAGTTCAACTTGATGGGCTTACCACCGCCGTCAAATGCTAGAGTGATATTGCCGTATTTAGGATCCAACCCTTTGTTACTGTTCAACGCTTCCATAATGGTAAGAAGCGGCACACCTCCTATATCCACTTCATATCCGCGCATTTGTAGTTCTGACAGCATTGCAAAGATGCCTTGCTGAGAAGACTGGAACGCACCACCGCCCATAAACCCACTCGCTGGGTCATTGGACTCAACGATCCGGCGGCCTGAGTTCATAAGATCTACAGGATTTACTGCTACTTTTTTCTCCCTGTTAGGGGCCTTTACATTAACTGTTCTAAATTTAGGCAGGCTTCGCGCTGCTTTGTTAAGCGAACGGGTGAGAAACTGCGACATAGATAGCTCTTGCGTACCGTTTTTACCGTCCCGAAACCTAATCATCTGGGTGTCAGGAGTAGTCTCAATTTCAATACGGAAAGTGCCATCCGCATTTGGACGAACGGTTACTAGCTCATCTGGGTTAGCGCGTTGCAAGCTAGCCGCAGTGTTAAGCATGCTTTTACCCATACGCGCATTTAAAGGGTTGCTAAAGTCTGTCTCGCCAAAGGTCTCTATGTAGTTTTCACGTGCCTCATTAATACCGTCAAAAGTGTTCTCGCCATCTACACCTTGATACGACTCAAAGATTTTGCCTTTGTTAGTGAAGGTGTGAACGCGTACTTCCGGTTCAAACTCGTTGTCTCCAACCTGCTCGTTCGCATCTTGATCCTGCTCCATAACATCAACATCGTCATCGTCTTCCATGAAGCGGATATCTGGGTCAGCACGGCGCGCGCGATCAGCCATAGCATCTTCAGTGGACATGAACTCAACACGACCGCCTTCAGGCATTATCTTTTCGGCTGCGGCTTGCGCTGCTTTAACAGCGTCTGGCTCAACGGTTACGGCTTCTTCAGATACTATTCCGCCATCAGCGTCATACACACGGAAGACCGCAGTCTCACCACCAGTCTTAGTCGCGCTATAACCTAGTGCAGCTGATAGGACTGAGTCAGTAGCGCCGCCTTTTACAACACTGTTGACTACGTCAATGTCTGTAGAAATAATTGTGCCGCGACCTGGCACAAAAGCTGCGTAGGCAACCTGCCCGTTGATATCAATCTTTCTTGGCGTTCTACGCTTCGCGTAACGTGGGTCGGGCTCAGTGCCCGAAATCCATACAGCTTCTTTCGAGCTACTTGGGTCAAGCATAGCTAAAAGCTGCGCGTTGATGTCACGCTCTGATTCTTGTGAAGTCTGGTCTACGTCTACGTCTGCAATGTCTTGGGTAGAATCAGCACGCGTCATGAACTCTTTTATCGAGTCAGACATATCAGCCGCTTTCTCTGCTATCGAGGAAGCGCCGCTAACTAAGTTACCACCTGCTACTTCTCGGACGCCTTGCATTGTGCCCGCACCGCCGCCTGCAAGGGCACCACCACCAACGCTTCCTACAAACAGAGCGTTGAGCCTACGTAAGTTGGCATCAGCGTCAGTGAACTTATCGTCCATTGACATACGATTACGGATCGCAATCTCTTCTTGCGCCAACTCAGCGGTGCCTTCTAGTGCAGCACCTTTTGCGAAATTTTTACCTGTCACAGAGGCCAAGCGCCCCATCACTGAGTTGGGGCCAGCTGACTTTCTAGCAGCTTCTCTACTAAGCAGTTTCAATAAACCCGCTTCACCAAATACCCCGATGGCGGCCTGTGGCAACGCAACCAAACCAGCACGCACAGCTTGCGCCCTGTCAATATCCCGCCCCGATTCCAAGGCTTCGCTTACATTACTACCTGTTAGCGGGGCGAACTCGGAGAGACCCGCGCCCCCAAGCGCACCTTGCTGTATAGACCGCTTTCGCAAGTAGCCGTTGCGTGCCAGAACATGGGCTTCTTTTGTAGCCTCGAACGCGGCCTGTGCAATCTTTTGTTGATCAGGAGTGGCTGTCTTTTTTGCAGTCGCTTCAACGGAGTCTTTAATAATACTTTTGGCTGCTGATCGACCTGCGCCTTTTAGCCCTTCTTTACCAAAGAACATAGCGATGCTGCCGATTCCCGCGCCCGTTATAGTAGAAGCGACACTGGACATCAGTTGACCCGTACCAGAAGCTGCCTGTTCAAGCGCGCCCCCAACTGTCGGCTGCTCCATAAACTCACTAAAGTTTTGTAGCCCTTCCATCGGTATTGCAGCGAACTCTTCTGCGATTCGGGCATTCTCAACAGAGGCTGCTACGCCTTTTTGATCGCCGACAAGCGCACTATATGCTGCGCCCATATAGCTCAAATCGGCAGACAGCTGATCCGCTCCAGAAGCCATGCCACGTTGGAAAGTTTCTATTAAACCTGAAGGGGCAATAGGTGCGTTGTAAGTAGCGCTGTTCACTACATCACCAAACCCAAGAGCAGAATCTTTACCTAGCGACCCAACAAAACTAGCTACTGCATCGGAAGACGTTGTTTGTCGAGGTGCAGGTTTTTCAGGTTTGCGAGCTTGTGCGGGCAACATTGTATTGAAGAAATTAGACACCGCGTCCTGCTTGGCTGGCGTACTCGCAGTCGTATTAGTAACTCCACTAGTACTTACACCCCTGGCTTGCGCCATTAGTGTTGGCGAGTAAAGACTCGTGGCATCAGGTGATTCAAACTGCACCATAGCTGCGATCATTTTTTCGCGGATGTTGGGGTCAGCTAGGTCAATTTTGTCGTCAGGGTTGATGCCCATTTTGTCGGCAACAAATTTGGCGTAGACAGGCGTAGGGTTATTATCTTCGGGGGGAGCAAACCTGTAGATAGCCTCATTGAGGTTATCGATTCCATGCTTAGCCCCATAATTTTTAAGGACAATGTCAGCCGCTCGAAGGCCACTTACAGGATCGTCAAAAATTGCGTAGTTGTTTGCATCGCCGCCCGTTTGTCCAACCCAATCATTTGAGGGGTTATAGCGTATGTTCAACCAGTTGTTGTTACGAACTCCAAGATTCGACACGCGATTACCTTTTATTTAGGGACGGTTTTGCCGTTTTCTTCGTTCTTTTTCGCAGCGGCTATCAACAAGCCTGCAACGCTAGCTTCATCGGCTTTTAAATCTGAAACAGTAACTGCCTGACTCAGTACTCCGTCGCGCACATAAGCGATTTTGGTTACGTTGCCCGAGGCATTCTTCTCAGCAACACGTACGTTATTCGCGTCAAAATCGATAGACCCATTTGGCTCTGGTCTAAATATATCTTTAAAGTTTTCGCCGCTAAGAATGCCATTCGGATCTGATGCTGCCTTTGCCTGCATATACAGTCCCAGCATTCCGTTCAAGGCAACCATGCCAGCTTCCGCTTCTAGAGGGCCTTGAGCGCGCATCAAACGTTTTGTGAAACCTGGGATGCGCCGAGCTATTTTCAGCGTCTGGCTGTCGTTCGCCTCAAAATCATTGTCGGTAGGCTCACCATTTTCATCCATCAAACCCAACTCCTGCTGGATTTTCAGAAAGGCGTCAGCACCTGTTTGAGCAAGTGCTTCTGCTTGAGTACTGTCATACCTTTTGTTTTCAAGCTGGAATTTAGCGTAGGCAGTCTGTGCTTGACTAGTAGCAGCAGCGCCTTGCGCTTGGGCGGATTCAAGTTGCGCCTGCTGCAACGTGCCTACGTCTTGATCTCCACGATCAATCAGGTTCTCGATGTTTTGAGCAATACCAGCTTTTACATTGGTGTCGCCTTCAGCGGTAGCGCCTAACACCCAACCGAGCATCAGACCCTCTTGACGGTTTATCTCTCCCCGCTTTAGCGCGGCCTCAAGCTGAGCGTCGTTATCAATACCTTTGGCTTTCAAGAAGGTATTGATCTGAGTTTTCTGTTCATCTGTCGGGTTAGCTGTCTTTTTCAATATGGCATCCCGCACATTCTCAGCTGTAAGTTCAAATGGAGGGGGCGCAATAACTGGATCTGAAGGAGTCGGTGCTGGTCCGCCCACGCCTGTGCCTTTCGGTACACGGCCTGGCTGCGTCTTGGTAGTAGGAGGGTTGTACATTGCATCAATGCGATCGGCTGTGATCGGTGTCGACTCACGCCTGATTGCTGCTTCGTTTGCCTCAACGCGTTCCCCGTAATTCGGGCTCTCATTGTTAAAGTCAGTGACCTCTGACATACCCAGCTTTCGCCCTAGCCAGCTTTTTTGAAGAGACTCAAAACCTTCAGCTGCCATTTCAAAAGGGGCAGTGCCCAGATCATAAAGGCGAGCACCTACGGCCCCGACTGTCTCGTCAAACAACTTGCTCTTGTCCTGGCCTGCCTGCAACCTTTCAGCGACTTCTGCTTGTTCTTCTGGTGTTAGTGCTTCCCACTTCTCCCGTGTTACGCCAGCCGCTTGTAGACGTTCTCCGAGCGAACCTTCAGCAAAGGCATCAGTTTTTTCGAGGTTCTGAGCAAACACCTCGTTTGCAGCGGCCTGGCCTTCAGCTTTTAGCGCTTCAGGATCTCCGCCAACGCTCTTGAACACACTCAAGAGAGCATCAACAGCGCCGTCTTCTTCAATATCAATATTATTTATCTGCTGATAAAACTGCGCGCGCTCGTCTTGATTTACAATTTTCTGAGTCGCGAGGTCCAGCGACGCCTGCTTAGCTCTGTTAGCAACGATACCCTGTGCAGTAGATAGAAAGCTGCTAGTGTTTTCTAAACCACCGTCAGTGATTGCCGCTTGATAACGTGAATTTATAGTATTCTGAACGTCTTCTGGGGAGAGCTTTACTACTGCCGTATTTTCGGCGCTTCGGCCAACGGTCATGGGCACAATTTCTTTCGTGTCAAACCGCTCGACCATGGGTGTGTATGAGCCGTCAGCATTCTTGTCGACGCGCACTACGGTAGAACCAACGGTTTCTCCGTTTTCATTCGTAAACTTGCGGTATTCTTGACTTGCGTCATCGTTAAACATTTCGATAGCAAGTTCGGGGCGCTGCTCAAGTAACGCTAGCCCGTCTGTCTTATTCCACTCTTTACCCTGACCAATAGCCGCGTTGACGTTGCCGACAGTACTCCGCGCTTTATCTTTTCGCGCTATGCGTGCAGCCTCTGCGTTGTAGTTGTCTTGCTGCTCACGATTAATTTTAAGGGCTTCGCGCTGCCGCCTTTTGTCGTATTGATTCGCGAACGTTTGTTGGCCTGTTTGTAATGCTGCTAAAGAGCCTTCTAAAAGAGACATAGTTCGTTACCTTAAAATGCGAACGCAAAGATAGCTGCCGATGCGAGGCCACCAACTGTGCTTATTGTTTGTGCTTTAGATGCAGCTCTAGCTTGGTCGTAAGCGTTCTTACGCTGCGTTGCGCCTTGCGCTGCGCCTTGCAACTGCCCCAACGAGGAACGGTTTACGCCTTGGCCGATATTGATCAAGTCGCCAATAACTGCTTGGTTTAGTTCTTTTTGAGCAATACGAGCATCGTTAACAGACTGTGCGTACCCGAGGGTATTCTGACGACGTAACCCCCGCCGTTGCTGCTGGCGTTGTGCGGGCGTCAGAGGAACCCCATAGCGATCTGCGTTACGGTCTGCAATACCGCTCATCAAACCCTGAGCGCCTGTTGCGTTAACCTTTGCCTCGTCAATCAGCGTCGTATCGTTCTCTGCGCGGTCCAGCAGCTCTTGCTCGAATTCGCCGTAGTTCTTTTTGTAATCAAGGTATTCGTTACGCGTTATATCCGCGTACACCTTGTCAGGATCGGATACAGATGGGAGTGCGGTGGTAGACATATTTGACTCCTAGTTGTATGGGTTAGTGCTGAAGAAATCGGAATAGCCGAGACGATTACCGAAGCCTTGCACCTTGTTACCGTCGTCATCGCGCGGGGTGAAAAACGAGCCTTTCTCGGTTCGCATGACGTTCCCGTTTGCGTCTTTCATTGGGGTTTTGCCATCGGCCTGCATCTTAACTTCGCCACCAGACTGCATATTCTTAGCGCCCTGCATGATCAGTGATGTGCCGATTTGCCCAGCTGCTGCAGTCTTAGCCGCCCGCACTTGTTGCTTAGCGGCCGCTTTGGTTAGCACACGAGATGCGCCCATGTTTGCGGCTGCAGCCATACCTGTTTGCGCATCAGCTGCTTGACCACGCGCCGTGCCCAGGACACCGAGTTGCATATCATTTTTAATCTTGAGGCCCGCTTTATCGGCTTGGGCTAGTTGAGCTTGGTATGCTTGAGCTTCCGAACCCCCGCTCGCCGCATTAACTGCACGGTCATAGCTTGCGCCCCCCGCCAGAGTTTGCATGGTATCGGCGTTAGCGCGGCCACGCAGCACATCTGCCGAGTCATCATTCTTCGACGCATCTCTCATCTTCTGTAGCAAAGGGTCGTACTTTTCTTTGAAGTATCTATGCTCCGCCAACGCAACAGCTGCAGACGCTTTCTCCGCAGCTGATGGCTTATACTCTGATTTCTTTGGTTTGCTACCCATTACACATCTCTCGTAAAAATAACGGTGTCTTTTTTCCAACCCTCGGCCACTAACTTGTTCTCTAGCGCCCTGATAGGCGTTCTGACTTCTATGTTTGAGAATCCGTTTTCTTTGGCTACTTGAGCGAAGAAGGTGTAGTACTTGAGCCCACAATTTTCTCCGCGCTTTTTTGCCCATGTGAGCCACACAAAAAATGTCTTGGCCTCCGTAAACTCGTCCACCTCTGTAGTGGTGATTACAAAGCCCTCTGGTGCTACCCAAAGGTGGGCTTCCCCGTTTAGACAAGCCGCATAAACGTCCTCTGGTCTAAACGTAAGCTGAGGTTGCTCAGCTAGAATTTCTTCTATACCGCCTTTTACCCAACACCACTCATCACGTACTTGGGCATAGGCTGGTTTATCCGCCGTGGCCGTATCTTCTGCGTCTCGTACGCCAGGCTCCTGCCATGCTTCCGCCATATCTAACACTCCTGCGAACTGCGGTGTCAGCATTGCGCGCTCTGCGTTCCGCATCCTCGACACCTTGATTGAATAACTGTCCATAGACTGATGCACCTTGTAGGTCAGACCAGTCTTTGTTTGGGATTCTTAGCAAACGAAACAGAGCGCCGTTAACGATCGTGTCTCGATAATCATTCATTACGTCGTTGTCACATGCCGTGCTCGTGTGAGTCGGTCTCAGAACTGCGCGAACTATAGTGCTACCTACAACTGTGTCTGAAGGTATCGGCGCAAGAATGAACGCTGCTGAGTTCTGTTGGACAAAGTACTCAGGAACTCCTGACTCTTCGCGCCACTTCGGCAACCGCTGCTCGAGCAGCGTCGTAGTGATTGGTTCTAAATCTTTGCCAAGATGAGTAACCCACAAAACCTTTCGTACCGAAGTACCTGTTGGGGCTTCTAAGTCGTACTCGTAGATATTTGAAACCGTAGTCACAGGGTCTAACTCAGCCTGATACACGCCCGCGCGCTCACAAAGCTCGATAACTGCTGATCGAATATTATTTTCGATCAGGGTATCGGGGCACCCTGGGACCATCGGGAGTATTTCGGGGAGTAGCGTCTCATAAGAAATCGCCATGCGTTATGCTCCCATCGGGGCTCTGCGTTCAAGGTTTGGATTATTGACTGCGTCAATCTGGCCCTTGCCGGTTACAGAAGTTGTAAATAACTGGAAGTGGCTAGAAGCTCGCTGCTGGTTACCCGCGAACTCGGCGTCCTTCATGTAGGCCATGTACAACACGTAATTCATAATGGCATTAGCGAATATATCGGGGATCGATAAGTTGTCAGATAGTGTGACTGCCGCAGGGTTCGCAGAGTAAATTAGCTCAACATATGAGTTGCCACTTACACCAGGATACACATAAAAATTCCTGGGGTTCGACTCTTCATAAGCGTAGTGCTTCACGATATTCGTGTGGGCAGCATCACCAGTCACGGTAGGGTCATGCCAGCTAGGGCTTTGAGAATCTAGCACAGCGAGGTCCACAAGTCTGACAGCCCGTGCGCCAGTACCGCCACTCGCAGCAGACATGTTGCGTACGACCTTTAGCAGGCGGTTACCCGCACTGGGTATCTCTTGTTTCGTGCCAGTGGTAAGCGTCACGGTCGTGTTCACGGCGCTTGCATCAGGCTTTAGCAATGCTACTTCCCGCTGTGCATCATTGACCCACAGAACAAGCTCGCTGGTAACGGGCCATCTAACGCCAGTAGTGTCTTGTAAGACAGATTGAACTCTATCGATAACGCTTTGAACTGTTACTGACATCTTTTATACCTATGAGTTAAGTATTGATTCCCAAGCAGCTTCTCGGGCATCTGTATCAACCGTTCTACCCAGCGCCTTATTAACAGCTGCTGCTTTTGGGTAGCCATCGGTTTTAAAATTCTTGGGGTCACCCTCATCCATCATCTTCTCGAGACAGGTGACTAAGTCTTCATCTGGTTGTACTTGTTCCGGTACTACTACTTCTTCGAACTCAACGATTTCCGCTGACTCTTCTTCGACATACTTGTCGTTGTATTCTTTTGCGCCCATCTGGATCGCTAATAAGCCGATCTCTTCGGCGATTTCTCGTGGCACACCTGCTTCGAACAAAACTGCTGTACCGCCGAGGGTGGTGACTCTTAAAGGTTCACTGCTAACAATCTTCATGATTAAGTCCTATATAAAAAGAAACCTCTCCCCCCGAAGGAGGAGAGGGTTTAGTCTTGCTTACTGGGCAGTATCGAGAGCGATAACACCGAAGTCCTGTACAGAGCCACTGATGTCGCTGTTGTACTTAGGCTTACGGAGACCGAAGATCTTGCCTACAGAAATACCAGACTGGTTGCCATAGTCGAAGGTGTCTTCAACCATTTCAGGCAGACCGATGTCAGCCATTGCCAGAGCCTGAGCACCACAGAACAGAGCACGTCCACCAACTACGTTAGCGTCAGCA